GTGTCCTAACACTCTCAAAAAACCTACCCCCCTTGCTGTAATTGCATGTTCTGCATAACACTTGAAGATTACTATCTTCATCACTACCACCTAACTTGCGTGGAATGATGTGGTCCACAGTATCACCTTCAAGTCCACACCTTTGGCATGTCCTTTGATCACGCCTTAATATGCGCTCTCTTATCTTACGCCATTGAGAGCTTGATCCATTAGATAATGCAGACTTCTTCAATGCCAGCCCTTATCCTTGAAGTGTTGCCATGCTATACATGGCTCACCATATCTATGACCTATATAGTCTAAGCCCCATTGTACTTGCTCATAACCATTAAGTGTTGATAAGTAGATCGATCTACCTTGTGGTATTCCATAGTGTGATCCATTAACTGCATCTGGATTCCAGGCACTTTCTTTACCATAAAGAGCTGTTAAACACTTATATTCTTTAACATTATAATCTAATGAGATAAGTGCATATTCTTTGTAGCTTATATATTCTTTAGGCTTTGTAGAGCCTGCTTCCGTAGGAAAGCATAGAGCTATCCCCAATGCTAGCAGCACCCCGCGGGCTGTGCGCTTAATGCGCCCGCGGTGAGCCTTTGAGAGGCTCTGCTCACTTAGCATACTCCCTATGTCAAATCCATTTATAAAAGTCCTGCTCAGAACGGCGTGTCGTTTCATAATGTCTCCTTATTGTTACCCTGTGGATAACTTCTGTGGATAACTATTTATCTGTTGAGTAGAAGCCTTTGCCCTTAAAGTGTGCTGGTGTAGCTGAGATAACTTTGACCATCGGCTCATTACAGTAATTACACAACATCACTGGTCTATCGTGCCATCCATGATTGATTTCTTGACTGAGATTGCATCGTGAGCATTTGTAGTCATAGGCTGGCAAGTTAAACACTTCCTTATCATGTAAGACCCACAGGCTGTGCAGCGGTCAATGTCTGCCTCTGTGGGTTCGCTAGTAATGTGACCATATTTTAATTGGAGTAGCGGTAAGAGATCCTCTAAACGGATGATGGCGGCATACTCACGCGCATCTTCTCCCTGTCCGTTTAGCCGTATGACTCCAAAGCCCAATTCCCCTGAAAGAGCTGTGCGAGCCTTTAATTGTTTAATGTATGCCAATGGTTGAAATCCAGCGCGGGCTTTGACTTCAACATCGAACGGTACATTAACAATGTCCTTACCGCTACCCCTTCCCACACATGCGCCTGCCCACACAGTCGATAGGTACTGTGCGACTACGCGCTCTGTGCGGAAGCCTCTATGTTTCCTTGCTTGACTAGCCATTAACAGCTTTGCATTTACGGCACTGCCATGCACCTACTACTGGCTGATCATCCTTGAACTTAATCTCAGCTACGATGTCATGCGCCTCGGTTGGTTCATTACACAGCTGACAATTAATCGTGTCGTACAGCGGGACATCCTCGATGTTTGTCCATTCACCTGTTGTCTCGTTATAAAACTCTACATAGCCCATGTTATGCCTCTTCCCAAACCAATAAAGATCCACCTAGCATTATTAAAAACACAGCTAATTCGGTATTCTCTAATTGTTGCCTTGTTTGAATAAAAAATTCACTTCGTAAATAATCAATAGTTCGTTCTTTCATTGTTTGATTGACATTGTATTTATCATTGTGAATCAAACTGGTGATTTCCATGCAACCAACGCACATGTTAAATCCTCACTTCCTGTGGTCTCCAAAGTCCATCACTGCCTAAGCGATACCAGACAGGCGGACAGTCAGACTTAACTCCACCTGCATTCATTTGATTGCACTGGTAGCCACCCCATGCTCGTCCATTCTTTTCACCTTCACGCCAGCGCATTGCTCCGTGCTTGCATGATGGCACTTCAACAGCTTGTGGCGTACCCATAATGTCTTGCACTAGGTCAAGTGCTTTGTCTAGGGTGACAGGCGCATCTACAACCTTGTTGTATTGACCCACAGGCGTAGTCCAGTAATCCTGATCGTCTGCTTTTACATCTTGAACTGGAGGCTTCTCAGCCTTCTTAGCAACAACCTTCGTCATCTCTTCTCGGCTTGGTCTCTTTCCTTTAGCTGCATAACCTGCATTTGCAAGTGCTCGACCGATCGCTGAAGTCTCCGCGTTCTCCAATGCAGAAGTCGAATTGACACCTCGATCAGTAGGTTTCTCCTCCGCGTATCCGGTGGAAAAAGCAATGTCATCTTTAGAATCCCTGAATAAATAAGCTTTGACCACATAGCGGTCCTTTTCATGGATAACCAAGTCAGTCTCAACACGACCATTTGGATAGTCCTCCCAAAACGATTTACCATCTGTCTTGTACCCCAATCTCTTCTCTACTGGATCGTAATCGGCTAGGTTAAACATAAAGTTCGTTCTCCTCTGTGGCTAGTTGCCCTGCTAATGCTCCGTATGAGCAGAGATCAACCCAGTTGTCAATGTGCTGTGCTGATTGATTAGTCCGTGCAAGTTTAACAAGCACCATGATCCCTGCCACCTGATAGTCGTGTATTGGTGTTTGTAAGTATGCTGAGAGGAGCATTGCTGTGTGTTGCAGGTTATCCGCAGGATGACCGTATGAAAGCCCACGATCGCGGATCGTGTCTGTGGCTGATTGGAGGATTTCATTAGCTCTCATTCTTCCCAAAACTCCTGACGGTTCAATGCTCTGCCTCTGTGGTATCCATCTCTCACGCCCTTTTGATAGGCATGCTTTTGTACATCGATTAATGTAATGATAAAGCCAATAAATACGCCAAACAGGCATATAATCAGCAGTTTGTCGGTGTTGCTCATGTTGCTCCCTTTCCAGCAATATCTTTGCTGTTGGGATGAGTGTGACATAAATGTCAGACGGATTTGGTAGATTTAGGTAACGACTTGATAACGATTTAGGCGTACAGCCTACCGTAAAGCGTGAATGATCCATCCTTGTTGATCGGCACAAGCATTGGGGACACACGATCTCCATGAGTCTCAATGACTGCCACGGACATCTGCCAATTAGCCGCTCCAGCCTTCAAATAAGAGGCTTTCTTCTTATCCATGACATTTCCTGCCTCTACACCCCATAAAGTCCTGTATGAGGCTCCTAGACCCTCTGTATAGGCTGATATGCCTGCCCTGTGGGTATGTCCGCAAACTACAGATTTACCAAACTTCTTGGCCAAACCAAGAGCTGTAAGTCCTGCATTCTGGTTCATTGATCCCTCATCCCCATGGACTAAGACCCAGCCTTTGTGGAACTCAAATGGCTTCTTATGAAAACGTATCCCCATGTCTGCGAAACCCATAAAGCGGGAGTATTCGAGTTCTGGAAGTCCGATGAGACTAGGAGCTCCTCTAACGAGAGTGTGGTATAGACGATCGGTGTGGTTGGATCGAGTGATGTCGGTTGTTTTAAGGTCCCAGAGGATGTCTTGAGCCAAACTTCTATCGGCATCTAATTGACCCTCATATTCTAAGTGTGTCCCTTTAGCCCACTTGGACTGAGACTGCATATCAAGCTCATCGCCAGTGTTGAGAACTAAGTCGAACTTCTCGCGCTTTACTAATTTGATCAGATTCTTTACGGCTTGCTCATGATGAAATGGGATTTGTAAATCCGAGATCACCAGGTATCTGCGTTTAGTCATCATCCTCATCTTCGTAATCACCGAACCGTTCTGGCTCGATTGGGTCTGGCAAAATCCAACCAGGATACGCAGATGGTTCAACGATTATTGCTAAAGCAATTTCATCCTGAAACCCTGCGCGTTTAAGTGAAGTCCAAAACTCCTGCAAGCCAATACAGTATGCATCAAGCTTTGAGTAACCTTGCTCCTCTAACGCCTTTGTTTGTCGTCTTGCCATGAGATAATTGTTACCTCTCCAACATTGAGATGATGGTATCGACACGCGCTTCTAATCGAGTGACTTGATCCCTTAAAGATGATCCGCTATTTGGTTTGAGTTCGTTTAGGTAGTGCTTTACTAACCAGCGCACCGAGCCAATAAATGAACCAATAACGGTCGTAACAGCAACAACAAGAGCCGCTGTGTCCTGAGCACTCATTACCGTTTTGGTGTTGCATATCCAAACACTCCTGAAAGGACTGCGAAAAGGATTGCACGATAGTCGATGTCAAAGTTGCTGGCTGACCATGCAGCTAGAAAAGCTCCAGCTGCTAGGACGATTGGATTCTTCATTCTTGCTCCTCATCTGGGATGTCGGTTATTTCAACGATGTTGTCATTTGGCTTGGTTGGGTCATAACCACCAATGCCATAAGTAATCATTTGAGTCATCATGCCTTCCTTAAAACTACAATAAATCCGCCGTTTGATTCGACCAATGTTCCTGCTGTAGCAAAAGCCCCAGTAATTGACGCTTCATACCAATTTGGTGAGTTAAAATTGAAAGATGGCGCGTACTTCATCATGCTTGGATAGGTGATACCAGTTGATCCCACAAACGCATTTGTCGTTGCTGCTGTTTGTGTATTCGATGCTAACCAATACCAACCTGCGTTTAATGTTTGATTGATTGTAATTAGATATTGAGTTGATGCCGCTGTAGCTGATACAGTTCCAGCATCAAATGCTACAGTTGTGGGAACACCGCCAGAGTTATTGTAAACGCCTAATCTAACTACCGCTGTTCCTGAAAAAGTCGTACCTGTTCTAATAGCAATACGATCAAATGTTGTTGTCTCTGATAAATAAATCGGCATGAAGTTTGTTCGACTTAATACCGCAGTCAAATTGCCTGTGCTAATTACCTGGGGACCGAAGAACTCACCAGATTTAAAACCAAGACTTTGTATCGCACCTGCAGCACCAGTTGCTCCTGTTGCACCAGCAGGACCTGTTGCACCAGTTGCACCGGTTGCACCAATTGGACCAGTCGCTCCTGTAGGACCTGTAGGTCCAATATCGCCTTGAATACCTTGAATGCCTTGTGAACCTTGTGGTCCTGTTGCGCCCGTTGCTCCAGTTGCTCCAGTTGCTCCAGTAGGACCGATAGGTCCTGTGGCACCTGCTGGACCAGTTGCCCCAGTAGCACCGGTAGGACCAGGAACCGTCGATGCTGCACCTGTGGCACCAGTCGCACCAGTAGGTCCTGTGGCTCCTGCTGGACCTGTAGGTCCAGTTGCACCTGTATCGCCCTTTTGCCCTTTAGGACCTGGAAACAGATTGTTAGAGCTGATTGTTACTCTACCCATTTGATCCTCCTAGCATAGGGATGTTAAAAAACTTTGAATCTTCATCCGCAGCTTGTGTAAAAGAGATGTGGATGTGGTGGTTGTGGGGATTGATACCTGAGTATTTGACCCATCGCCAAAAGGATTTGCGTGAGCAGATTTTGCCCATGTGGATAACATAAGATATTCGTCTATCGGATTTTGCACATTCTCGAATCTGATCTGCAAGATAAATGGAAGTTCCTTTTGTTCTGTTGAGATCAGCGTCAATGTCGATGGCGCGAACCCATCCTTGAGCATCCGGATTGTGATCAGACTTGCGCGAAGCGTGTTTGGTATCACCGATCCACCCATCGGAAGTTCTATCTCGATCTGGGAAACTGTCATCAATTTGTTCTCTCAGCTGTACAGCAGCTTTACTCAGGCGCGGCTTCATCGATTACCTCTGGCAATTCGACCTGAGTTACTTCACCTGTTTGGACATTGATTTCAATACCAATACGCTTGCTCATGATAAAACCCCATATAGTGTGATTGTGCCTGCTGTAAAATTGCCAACACCGTTAATTTGGATTGAAGATACTGTAGCTGAGCCTTTGTAAATTGTGCCAGGCAAGTAAACCAAATCAGAATTTGCGGATATTTGATAAAAAGAACCTGAGATTTGCTTTATGGTCGAAGAATCGGCATTATCAATAATTATGTGAGAGCTCGTTGCACCTGATGCCGTAACATAGCCAGCTAAAATGTTATTTCTAGCAGCACTTGTTGAACCAGTAGCGGAAAAATTAGGTGTATTCGAGCTTGTTTGAAGGTATCGATTATAGTAATTAGCACCAGTATCACTATTTATAGTTACAGTATAATTACCGCTGGAAGCATTGGTTAGTTGTTCACATAGAAGATAAAGTTTTTTGTAACCGACAATGCTGGTGAAGGATACTTGTGTTCCAGTTGTAGGACTCGAAGTTGCTATTTGTACCCATTTATCATTTACAGAAGAGGCTGGTACTTGACTTGCACCCATTACGCGATCTCCATCCCTGAAATGTGGAAGTTCACCGCTGTGTTAGATGCTCCACCCTTAATGGTCTTTGTTGTTGCTAATACTTGCTTGCAGTCAATATAGACAGTTGTATTGCCAGCAATGGTTGTTGCTGTGTGAATGGCAACATCATCGAGTGACATGGTGAATGTGTAGGCAGTAGCAGAAGTGTTAGTCACCACGATGTTAGTCACGATGGCTGTTGTGCTCGCTGGGACTGTGTAAAGGGTTGTTGTGGTTGTAGTTGTAGCTGCTCCACGAAAGAGTGCTTTTGCTGTATTTGCCATTAGTAGGCTCCCATCAATGCGGCAATGACTTGGTCTTGAACGGTTGAGTCAGCAGATGAGCCAAGAGTACGGATTGCCGATGCTCCGTTCTTGACCAATGCTGTGTCATCTGGTGTGGACCAGCTGAAATTAGTTGTAGTTGCCATTCATCGCTCCTAGTCGTATGTAGCCCATTGTACCGCAGCACCCACCGCATTCCATGCAAGAGAGGCTGATACATCTTGCCAGCGTGTAGGCTGGATCGAATAACTTGACTCGCTGGTGATCAGCGAAATTGCAGCTTGATTGCGTGAGACTTGCAGATTCCAGCCTTCAACGAATCCATAATAATTACTAGCCAAAAGCGCAACAGGTAAGCCTGTAATGGAGATTGCCTTACCCATATACATTTGGAGGAATGCGTCAAGATCGGCAGATGAGACATTAGGCGAATCTAACTGAACGGCAAAGGCGGACATATTGACTCTTGGAACGCGGCGCAGAGCCACATACTTGTCTGCCAGTTCTTGAGCCTCAACTGCGTGTTCTAACTCTGTGCTGATCGATGCACCTAGCAAACCATAAGCTGCGATCGATGCCGCATCACTGGAAGTTTGTGTGCCTGATTTGTAGGTAAGGTTAATTGAATTGAGAATATCGCCAAGAGACTTGGAAGATGAAATTGAACGCCAAAGGATGTAATTCTCTGGAATAGTCATATAACCGGAAGCGGCGACAGCAACAGTTCGGCGTGATTCATTAGCCCAGCCAACTTTGCCATCTGCTGTTTCATAGATGTATCCGTTAGCCATGCCACCATACTTAGCAGCTGTAGAATAAGCATCTGCTACAAATGCACCAGTATCCTTGAACTCGTAAATACCTGGTGAATCGACGACATCAATGGTAACGCCTGCATCTGTCAAAATTGAAGTCATACGAGCTGAGTCAAACTGCTTGGCATAAGTTGTTGAAAGAACTGTGCGAGACATAGCAGCAAAAGGACCAACGGCTGAGATGGTTATTACTGCCACTTCATTGACTGATCCAACAGCGTTCATGCTTGCTTGAATAGATGTGATCTTGCCTGTGAATACTGTTCTGGCTGTGCCTGAAGCGTTATCTACTGTGACGACTACTGGATCATTGATCTCAAAGCCAAAGTCTGTGCCATCCCAATCTGCAATGTTGATTGTGGCAAAACCTGCGCGAGCCTGTTCCCAGTAACTTGATCGACCATAGGAAATGCTGACAGAATCAATGGCTTTGTCTGAATAATCAACACCATCGATAGTAACTGTGCAATCTGGATTCCAAGTCATTAAGCCACCGCGAAGTCACTTTGACCAAGCGTTCTGAATGTTCCGCTGGTGTTTGCTTCAGTCTTGAGTATGTTTGAAATCTGGCGAGCAGTAGATGCTGGATCGATTGCTCCATTGACTGTGATGTTATTGACTGTGCTGGCAGTCTTTGTGCCAGATGTAGCAGCTGCGCGAGCAACATCTGGACCAGATGGGACGGTTACTTTAGAACTTGTAGAGCCAGATGGTCCGCTAATAGTAGGAATGTTGGGCAATAGCGGTATAGCGTTATATGCTTTGATTACAGCATTGATTGCGCTGATTGCTACGCCGACTGCCTTTGTAATACCGGAGATAACATCTCCAATAATATCCAGAATTGTACCTGCTATTTTGCCCACTACCTTAAATGCGTTGGCTAGTGTGAATGTAAGGATTGGCACAATGTAATCCACAATAAACTTGCCAAAGGCTTGAAATGTCTCTTTGTTATCCATAATGGCTTTTTTGATTGGATCAAAGTATGCAGCGAACTTGCCAAGATTAGGAATGACCTTCTCCACGATGATATTGACAAACTTCTCAATAATTGGAAGCAACTGAGCACCGACTGCTTCTTTGCCTTCGTCAAATGCTACCTTGAGTCGATCCATGCGACCTTGAAATGTCTCAGCTTGCTTAGATGCTTGACCTTCAAATGTTTTGGCTAGTGATGCAGTTGCAGCATCAAAATCTTTGGACTTGATGATGTTCTCATCGATGCCACCGCCCAGTTTCTTAAGAGCTGTGAAGTTTCCATCATGAGCCTTTGCCAATGCTTCTGAAACTGCCTGTAGGTCCTTGCCAGTACCAGCGGCAATGTTGATCGCCAAAGTCTGTAATTTCTGGGCTTCCTCTACATTTTTAGTTGAACGAACCAAGCGATCTAGCGATGGTCGCAGTTTGTCATCTGTAACGCCAGTTGCCAGAGAAGTCTTAAGAATGTAGTCCTCAGTCTGAGCAATCGTTGCCTTCGTAGCCCCAGTCACATTCTCCAAAGATGTTGCTAAACGTAATTGCGCCGCTTCATCCTCGATGGCAGCCTTAACACCATCGACCGCTAATTTGCCAGCGTAAGCAACAGCAGCGGCTCCAGCAGCGGCAAAGGCTGCTCCTGCCATCTTGCCAAACTTCTCTAACTTGCCAGCAAAGCCTTCAACCTCTGTTGTTGATGTATTAAGCTTCTTTTTTAGGTCATCGACATCTGCAAGGATCGAAAGCTTGAGAGTTCTGTTGCCTGCCATTAGTTGTACTCCTTCAAGATGCGATCAAACGCTTCTTCCCATTGCTTAACAATCTCAGGCTGGATTTCTCTGAGGGTTGAGTAGATGAAATAGCCAGAATTGCCTCGACCCTTTGACGGAGTTCGAGTTGGAAATTGCTTAAAGCGATTTGAACCAAACTCCATACCATAAAGGAGATCACGTGTAGTTCCACCACCTGAAAACTTCTGAGATGCAAAGCCATAGGAAAACTCACCAATTTTAGATGACTTGGAAATCTTTACACCACCAGCAATTCTCTGCGCTGCTATTGGTGAGACTGTGCGAGTTGCCGCTTTGTCCTTGATTTTGCCAGCAGCAAACTCTGCCAATGCAGATGATTCTCTTCTGGCTTCATCAATGGCTTGTTCGGACATAGCCTTGAACGCTGAAGTGATTGCTCGGAGTTCACGGCGATCATAACTGATTGCCTCAGTTGCCATTTCTCTCCTTCAATACTTCAAGTGCTGTTAATATGTCCTCTGCGCTTTGCCATTCCTTCATCGGGATTCCTGTGGCTATTGCCAGTTCTACTAGGAGTCTGCTGATGCTTCCTGGCTCATGGCTTTTGGGTTTGACTCACCGACTGTAATATCGGCAACAGTTTCCATCCAAGCCTCGAAAGGTTTGACTGGACGACCACCGGACTCACGCTTGATAGTGTGAAACCCTAAGAACAGTAAATCCCAGATACCTGCGACCTCATTGAACTTAGTTGTGGAGTGCTTTGTCTCCCGTTCCCATTTCGCCCACTCTGGCGGTTGAGCCACTACTGTGACTTGCTCGCCATCGTTATATGTAATTGTGATTGGCAATCTCATTTTTGCTCCCGTTGGTTAATGATTAGCTAATTGTTAATGTTGGCTTTGCTGTGCATTGTAGCGTGAATGTCACAGTCTGAGCATCCTTGCCAGCACCGTTGGCTGTTGGGAATGATGGGTATAGATTACCTGTAAAGACTGCGCCTGTTGCTGCTGTGAATGAGTAAGCCAATGCTGTGTCAGGTGCTGAGTTAGCAGCTGACCATAGAAGCTCACAAATTGAGAATGTGCCAGCACCAGCTGATGCACCCCAGTCTGCTAATAGTTCCATTGTCATTGTTGCATTTGTATCGATTGTCTTGAATACACGACCGTCTAATGTCTCGTATGCTTGACGATCTAATGTTGTTTCGAGGCTAACGTTTAGTGCTTGAGCATCGTAACTTTTTGAGTCGATAGTCAAGCTCAGGTCGCGCCCTGTGATAACTGTTGTTGGCACTTTTGCTCCTTATGATTGGGTGTAGTAAGTAGCCACACGAATGTCAGCCACGAGCAGTTGTCCTGCTCCTACAGTAGTTACGGTTGGTCTATCGACCGCAGTCAGCTCATACCCTGCTGGAATTAGGCTGACTACACTTGTGATGAGTTGCTCCAAGTTATCCAGGCTTGCTGGATTGGAGTTGTATGCAACCGCGCATGTAATGGTCATATTGATCCGAGCGCGGAAAGTTGAATTGCTGCCAATAGTCTGAAATTCCATGTATGGTGAATCTGGAACAATAACTACTGCTGGTGCTGGAATTGTCTCTGGCACATAAGAAAACACATTAGCCGCGACCGTTGATAAGGCTGTTGCTAAAGGCTGACGGACTTGGGAAAGGATTGTCATTGAGCAATACTTCCTACATCAACCAATGAACCTAAAAGACCCGACACGCGATTGTAAAGTGAGCGACCCATACGGAATGGCGTTGGAGCAAAATCCACGCCTTCGATCTGACCGCCTGGAGCAGTACGGCTTTGGAAGATTTCTACTGAAACTACTGTGACTGCTGTTTCGACCGCGCTGTTTCCGACATAAGTCGATGCGCCAGTAAGGGTTGCAGTACCCGATGGAATAATGTTCTTTGAGATGATGTCAGCGTTAGTAATAGCAGCTGAGAATGTGTAATCATCTAGTTTGTCTGTTGTGATGGTGCGCGTTCCGTTGAATGGAGTTCCGCATCCTGCGATCACCACAGATTGACCTTCATTGAAAGGTTGAAGTGTTGGTGTTGAGAAATAAGCGATATTGTCATTGAGTGAAACTGCATCGATCGCTACTGAGTAAGAGTTAAGCATTGGCAAGATGACTGATTCAGCACTATCGATGATGTCATTTAATACTGAGTCAGCATATAGAGAGGACGAAACGCCAAGCACTGATCGAAGCTCGGAGGCTGTGATAATTGTTGGCATTTCAGTCCTTTCCATACTGCTGGGGAGGCGATCGGGAGCAACCGCCCCCACATGATTAGTTAGTTATCAGGTAAGGTTAAAACGACGAACGCCGCCGCCGACATTCGT